TAGACAATTCAGTCGAAGGAACGCATCTTTGTAAAAGGAGATGTTATGACTAAATATCAATCAAGGCTCTTTATCAGAGCAGTCAAAAAATCTCTTAAGGAAAAACACTTAACTAATAATGTGAAAAACAGTATTAGAGAGAGAAAGAGAAGCGAGTTACCTGCATATATAACAGATAATCCTTTCTATCCTTAAGGTAAAAAAAGGGGTCTTTTTAGACCCTTTTTTTATGCACTAAATATAATTGTATCATTAAGATACAGACATAACACACATACACACAGGAGGAAATTATGTCAAATCAAGGAAAATCAGGTTACGAAATTCGTGCCGACTTACTATCTCTCGCCGAGAGTATAATTATCAACAACATCGAGAATGAAAGACAAACCATTTATTCATGGAATGACAATCATTCTGAGACTAAAAAGGAAATACCTTTGAGAACTTATACTGCTCAAGATGTCATTCAAACTGCAAAAGAGTTTAATGACTTTGTAAACGAGAAGTAATGCATAAATAGTAGTATGGCATATAAATCAGACATCAATAAATCTATTCTAAACAGAAATAACTTTCGTCTGTTGATTGATAAAGTTCCAACTGTAGAATACTATGTAAGAACAGTAAATGTTCCAGGTGTTCAATTCAGTGAAACTCAACAAGCGGCAGGTGTTGGTCTAGATGCATTCTTCCCAGGTGACAAAGCAACCTTTGATACCCTAGAAGTTTCATTCTTAGTTGATGAAGATTTAGAGAATTTCATAGAGATATACAATTGGATGGATTCGATTGTGCCTCTAAGTAATCCTGAATTATATGGTTCATATACTGAAACTGCAACAACTCAGACTAATGTGGTAGCAAGTATAGATAACGATTTGAATCAATACAGTGACATCACATTAGTCACTAATACAAACAAAAACATACCTAACAGATACTTTAGATTTCATGATGCATTCCCTATATCATTAAGTGGAATAGATTTAGAATCAGGCGCAGATGCTGAACCAGCAATTTGCACAGTGTCGTTTAGGTTCACATATTACGAGATTAAAACCACTTCATAAATACTACAAAATATAGTATAATTATAGTATGACATTGGATGAAATAAAGGCGATGTGGTCTAACGATTGCGAAATCGATGACATAGAATTAGATAAATCTAGTTTAGATGTTCCTCGATTACATGCAAAGTATTCAGACTTACTAACAGATAACATTCTTAGATTAAAGAATGCTCAAATGCAATACAATTTACTTAGAAAAGATAAGTGGTTGTGGTTCAATGGCAAGATGGACGAATCACGAATCAAAGAGTTAGGTTGGTCAGACGACCCATTTGATGGTTTGAAGATAATGAAAAACGACATGGATGTCTTTTTCAATTCAGATGAAGACCTAACAAAACTAAAAGCAAAGATTGATTATCTACAAGAAGTTGTAGAGTATATCAAAAGATGTATGGATAACATTACATGGCGACATCAGACAATTAAGAACACAATTGAATGGCGTAAATTTATGGCGGGTCAATAATGATATTAGATAACTATTGTATTATATATGAAAATTACTTTACAGAAGCAGAAGTAATGAAGATACATGCTTGTGCTAATCAAGTAGAAGAGATTGAAGGTCGAACAGGTTTCGGTGCTGACGAAGACGAAGACCCAAACAATATCGAAATGTCATATGATGTCAGACAATCTTCACAAAAATGGTTGCAACATCATATATTTCCCAAAGATATACAAGATAAAATAACATTGGGTATCAATACAGCATCTGCTGAAGGTGGTTGGAACTTTGCTTGGAATCATATCGAAGACCATCAATACACTATTTACAAACACAAACCAGATAGACCTACAGGTGATTTTTATACCTGGCATACAGATGCAGCTAGTCCTAGTAAAATGCAAAGTCGATATGGAATAAGAAAACTAAGTTCAACAATTCAACTATCACGGCCCGATGATTATGAGGGTGGTTATTTTCGTTGGTTAGAACCAGCACATCTGTTTGACAATATCAGAAAAGGTAGTTATGGAGTAGATTTAGACCCATATATTCAAACAGCACCATTCAGTGCCAAGACAATAGGAAGTCTTATAGTATTCCCTTCTTTTGTTTGGCATGAAGTGACTCCAGTATCTAGAGGTGTAAGAACATCTTTAGTTAGTTGGTATCACGGTAAACCTTATGTCTAAAGTAATAGTATCTAAAGTAAACGAAGTCTTTATGAAAGTCGATTGTGATGATGGACTAGCAAGAGACCTTTACGACTTCTTTTCGTTTACAGTTCCAGGTGCAAAGTTCATGCCTTCTGTTAAGAACAGATATTGGGACGGAAAAGTAAGACTCTTCTCTCTTAAAACTAAAAGAATCTATATTGGTTTATTGCCATATGTCGATGAATTCTGTAGAGAAAGAGGTTATGAGTTTGATGGTATAACAGATGTAATCGGCGAGAAGACTGATATTAAATTCGATTTGAAAAAATACTTTATGAAAGAGTATAATCTTCCATTCGAACCTAGAGATTATCAAATGGAGGCAGTAGAGACTACGATAAAGTATGGAAGACAATTACTTTTATCTCCTACTGCATCAGGTAAATCTCTAATCATATATCTACTCGCAAGATGGTATAATAAGAAAACAGTTATCATTGTGCCAACAACATCACTTGTTGAACAGATGACAAAAGATTTTATAGATTATGGGTATACTGAACCTGTATGTAAGATATACAGTGGTCAAGAAGTATTCGATGCACCCATAACAGTGACAACATGGCAAAGTTTTGCAAAAGCACCTAAAGATGTGCTAGATAGTTTTGATGTAGTTATAGGAGATGAAGCACATTTATTTAAGGCGACAACACTAAAAGGTATCTTAGAGAAGATGAAGACTACTGCAATCAGAGTTGGTACTACAGGTACATTAGATGGAAGTGAAGTTCATAGACTACAACTAGAAGGTTTGTTTGGTCCTGTGAAGAAAGTTATCACATCATCACAATTGATTGAAGAAGGAACTATCGCAAAGATTGACATTGATTGTATTATACTTAAGCATCAGAAGTGTCATAAAATGTCATACCAAGAAGAAATGGATTATCTAGTTTCTAGTCAAGAAAGAAATCACTTCATTACAAACTTAGTTGCAAACCTTAGAGGGAATACCCTTGTGTTGTTTCAATATATTGAGAAACATGGTCAACCATTGTGGGAGATGTTTAACCCTAGAATACAAGGCACATTACATTATGTTCATGGTGAAACAGATGTAGAAGATAGAGAATCAGTAAGAGAGATTGTAGAAAGGTCAGACAATAATGTCATACTAGCGTCATACGGAACATTCTCTACAGGTATTAATATTAAAAGAATTGACAATATTGTTTTTGCAAGTCCGTCTAAATCTAGAATACGAAATCTACAGTCTATTGGTAGAGGTCTTCGTAAAGCAGATGGCAAAGATAGTATGAGACTGTTTGATATCGCAGACGACTTACAATGCGATAATTATACTCTTGCTCACTTAAAAGAACGCATAAATATCTATAGTGAGGAGAATTTTCCATACGAAATAAAACAATTCAATTTACATGGCAACCCCTAAAGACTTAACACCTTCAAGATACGAAGTAATTAAATTGAAAACAGGCACTGAGATAGTCGGTATGACTAGAGATGTGGGTGCTTCATTAGAGGTTACTTTGCCTATGATATGTCAACTATCTTTGATACCTGGCACACCTAGAACACAAGCAATCTTTTATCCTTATTCTCCTTTAAGTTGTGATGAAAGGGTTAACATACCTAAGACTGAGGTCATGCATAGACAATTGATGAATGACCAATTCATACCTTTCTATGATAATGCATCATCTAAATGGTTTGGTATGATAGAGAATCAATCTATACCTCTTGCTAATGATGAAGACAGAAGAATTGGTGACATGATGAGAAAGTCTTTAAGTAAGATTATGGAAAGAGGTGAACCATTTGATGAAGATGATTTGATAGATGAGATTTTCAACGAGACTGAAAGTATCTCAGAATTCGAATCAGCACTCCCGCCGAAAGATAAAAAAAAGATTCACTAATTTAATTCTTAAGCAAATAATTTATATATATACTTGCGTATAATTTTTAATTATACCATATTATTAACATTGTTTATATTAACATTTACACTGGAGAACCATGACCACAGCAATTTTAGGTGAGATTGCGAAGAGCGTGGCGAGTGAATTCGAAAACCTGAGAGCAGCAGAGATTACATCAAAGATAATCGATGGACTAGAGTTTGTCTTTCTAATGACTCTTCCATTCTTTTTACCAATTACAATAATGTTTTTGGCTAGTATAGGTTACTAGACATGAACGATATGCAAAAACTAAGAGATAGACTAGAGGTACTTTGCCTCACGGCTATTTTTTGTGTGACGACTTTGAGTTTAGTTCAATAGTTAACTAAGGGGAAAAAATGAAAGCAACATTTTTAGCATTTACATTAATGTTTTTTGCAACTGACTCATTCGCTGATGACTGGAGAATGAGAAAGTTTGACATGAACATGGACGGTTTTGTTGAAAAAGAAGAACTGCTTATGAACGGTTGTGTCGTAAAAGCAGGTCTTTGGAAACATGCAGATAAGAACAAAGATGGTAAACTTTCTAAGAATGAACTTAGAAAAGCATCTGAGTATATTATCAGAAACAGGTGTCCAAGATGAGAAGATACTTAAAACTAATTTACAAATATTGGATTGCTCCTTGGGCACCAATACCTTACAAATGATAGAAGCATTTTTTATAACAGTCTTTGGTATAATCACAGCATATCTTTATCTCAAACATGCACCCATGCATGAGATTAGAGGTGCAATCTATCATGAAAAAAACATTGCAAAAAAATGAGATACGAACAACAATTAGAATTACTACTAAATAAACCAAGAGAGGCAACACCAGAAGAGTGTGCTAAATGGGAAAGAACAGATTACTTTCGTAGCGGAAATTTCGATGTCATGAAACTCTTTGTAGTAGTGCCAACAGTTATACAATTGTTTATGTTCTTTTTGATGCTTGGCATATTTGCAATGAATGAAAAATTATTTTAAGATTATTTTCAAATTGATTTTGGGGTTGGGTAAAGACGAAGAGTTTTTGCCCACTCCATTTAACATACTGATTATAAGTATGGGATTATCATTACTCTTTTTTGGTACAGTTGCGGTGTTATTAGGTACCTTCTCGCTGGCAACATAGTTATCATATCATATGAAATTGACCTCGCAAAGGGGTTTTCGAAAATAAATTTCAAAAACACAAATAGAATAAATATTAAAAACCACTTACAAAAACAACGGTTTTACTGTATTATATACACATGACTAAGAAAAAAGACCCTAAAAAGGCAGAACACTATGTTAACAACAAAGAGTTCACTCAAGCAGTCGCCGAGTATAACGAAGCAGTAAAACTCGCCGAATCAAAAGGCAAAACGCCACCTAGGATGACTAACTATATTGGTGAGTGTATCTATAAGATTGCAACTCGTTTATCTACTCGTCCTAATTTCATCAATTACACATACAGAGATGAAATGATATGCGATGCAATTGAGAATTGTATTCAGTATATCGGCAACTTCAATAGAGAAAAGTCAGATAACGCTTTCGCTTACATTACACAAATATGCTATTATGCATTTCTGAGAAGAATTCAAAAGGAGAAAAAACAAGTCTTCATAAAACAACAGATTATATCTGAATCAGGAATAACAGAAGATAGCTTCACAACGATTGACGGTGACACTAGAGGTATGACTAATACCAATGTTGAATGGATGCAAGACAACATGAATCGTGTCGAATATGAACCTAGAAAAACTAAGAGAAAATCTACAACTAAGAAGAAAAACTTAGAAAAATTTACTGAATGAAAATAGCAATCTTGAATGACACTCACGCCGGTGTTAGGGGTGATATGGTTGAGATGGCAAAGTATCAAGGTCGTTTTTACGAAGAGATATTTTTCCCATACTTAGAAGAAAACAATATAACCCACATCATACATTTGGGTGATTACTTTGATAGAAGAAAGTATGTAAACTTTTCTTCACTGAAATATAATAGAGAACACTTTATCGAACCAATGATAGAGAAAGGCATTACTATGGATTTGATTCTTGGTAATCATGATGTCTATTATAAGAATACAAACGAAGTGAATGCACCTGAGTTATTACTATTCAATGAGGCGAACATCAATGTTATTGATGAACCGATTGTCAAAGAATACGATGGTGTAAATCTAGCACTAGTGCCTTGGATTAATAATGAGAACTATGCTGATAGTATAGACTTCTTGTTAAGTGCTAATGCAGATACTTGTATGGGTCACTTTGAAATCGAGGGCGCTCTGATGATGCCAGGCATGACATGTCAACATGGTCTAGACCACACTTATTTAAAACGATTTGACAAAGTATACAGTGGTCACTTTCATCAGAAATCAGAAGTAAAGAACATCAGATATCTTGGTTCTCAAATGCAATTCACATGGTCAGATTATGGCGATGAGAAATACTTTCATGTGTTTGATACAGATACAAGAGAGATGGCACCGATACACAATCCACTAACTATGTTTGAAAAGTTATTCTATGATGATAGTAAAGAATCTTTTGAAACATTATCAAATAAAGATTACACAAAATACACAGGCAAATTTACAAAGGTAATTGTTGTTAACAAAGATAACCCATATTGGTTTGATACTGTTATTGATAAATTACATGAGTCGAATCCTTTACATGTATCAGTCGTTGACGACCATAAACATATGGACTTGATGGACGATGATGATATAGAAGGAGTCGAAGACACATTGACCATACTAGAAAAATATATCGATGGTTTAGAAATACAAGGTCAGAAAAAACCACTATTCGAATTGATGACTTCATTGTATAATGAAGCGCTAGAAGAACACAATTATCTATGATAAATTTTAGAAAGGTACGATACAAGAACTTGTTATCGTCCGGAAATAAATTCACTACTATCGAACTCGATAGGTCCCAAACTACCCTTATCGTGGGTGACAATGGTGCAGGTAAATCTACATTGTTAGATGCTTTGTGCTTTGGTCTTTACGGTAAAGGGTTTCGTAATCTAAAGAAAGATTTACTTATCAACTCAATCAATCAGAAAGACCTTATAGTAGAGGTTGAGTTTGACATTGGTCGTAAGAAGTATAAAGTAATTCGTGGGGCAAAACCAAACAAGTTTGAGTTGTATGTAAATGACACACTTGTCAATCAAGATGCAACGATGAGAGATTATCAAGACCATTTAGAATCGAACATACTCAAAATGAGTTATCGTTCTTTTACACAGGTTGCGATATTAGGGTCTGCTAACTTTACACCTTTCATGCAATTGAAAAGCACAGAAAGAAGAAAGTTAGTTGAAGACTTATTAGACATTACTATTTTCTCTACTATGCAAGACATACTAAAGAAAAAGGTAACCAATCATAATGTTGAAGTGAGGGAAACAAATCACGAAGTCGAACTGCTTGAAGAAAGAATTTCAGGTTTGAATGACCAGATGCAAGCACTTCAAAAGAATCGTGATAAGCGTATCAAAAAGTATGAATCTACAGTGACCGAAACGCAAGATAATATAAACAAAATCTTAGGGGAAGTAGATGAAAAGAAAAAAGATGTGGTGGAGAAAACACGACTTATCTCGGATAAAGATACTGAAGCGAATAGACTTAATGAAGCAGTTGAATTGGAGAAACAACTCGAAACTGCTCGAAAGAAAGCAATTGCAGATGTCAAGTTCTATGAGGAAAATGACGACTGCCCAACATGTAAGCAGGGTCTAGATGAGGAACATAAGAAGAAACACATTGCGGAGAGACAATCAAAGGCGAAGGAAATCCGTTCAGCGCTTAATCAAATTGAAGGAACAATCGAAGGAGTTAGAACAAGACTCACTGAAATCGCCGACATTCAATCACAAATAGATACAGTTCAAAGAGAGATTGGGTTATTACAAACTGAAATTATATCAAATCAAAAGTATGTCGATAAGATACAAAATGAAATCAAAGTATTACAAGGTGAAATACATGATGAAAATGTAAACGATAGATTGACTACTGCTGAAGATGATTTAGATAAATTACATTCCAAGAAACAAAGTCTAACTGATAGACAACATTACTATGACCTTGCGACAACTCTATTAAGAGACCAAGGTGTTAGACAAAGAATCATTAAACAATATGTTCCTGTAATGAACAAGATGATAAACAAGTATCTTGCTAGTTTAGAATTCTATGTTGGATTTGAATTGAATGAATCATTTGAAGAAACAATCAAGTCTAGATTCAGAGATGTATTTAAGTATGATAACTTCTCACAAGGAGAGAAGATGAGAATTGACCTTGCATTACTCTTTACATGGAGAAGTGTTGCAAGATTAAAGAACTCAGTTAACACAAACTTATTAATTCTAGATGAAGTGTTTGATAGTTCATTAGACTCACAGGGTACCGATGACTTTTTAAAACTATTAAATACATTGACAGAAAAGACAAATGCATTTATCATATCACATAAGGGCGACCAATTATATGATAAGTTTGAAGAAGTAATCAGATTCGAAAAGTATAAGAACTTTAGTCGTATCGCAATTTCATAAATAAGAATATGTATCAATTAGTAGAAGAAGCAGCAAATGTATTAAGAACACCTCCTGAGGTGTTTGACTTTGAAAACCCGCCTGAGTCACCAGAACTCATAGCACAAAAAATGTCTGAAGCAATGGATAAATTTGGGGGTATGGGTCTATCTGCTAATCAAGTTGGTCTACCATATAGAATGTTTGTAATGAAAACTATGATAGACGGAGAAGCAGTAAACAAACCATATTTCAATCCTGAGTTATTAAGAGTATCACAGGAAACAGATTTGATGAAAGAGGGTTGTTTATCGTTTCCAGATTTATATTTGATGATTAAAAGGTCATCAACAATTGAATTAAAATACCAAGATGTAGAAGGTAAAGAACACACTGTTATGTTAGAAGGCATCGGTGCAAGATGTGTTCAACATGAAGTTGACCATCTCAATGGTATTATATTTCTTCAAAGGGCATCACGCTTAAAAATAGAAAGAGCGATGAAAGCACGCCCTAAAGAGAAGAGGAAAAGAGAAGAGTATGAAGCAAGAATGGCCTACGCCAGAGCTCTCCAAGAACATATGCGAGCCAAAGATGATAAGAAATCTGCTGACTCCACAGAAGTGTCAGGAGATGATAGACTGGTTCAAGAATCATCGACATCTGATTAATGTCGGAGACGGTTCTGATTACATAGGTATCAGAATCATGCATATTCGAAATGAAGAACTCAGAGGTGAGATTAAGAAACTTTACATAAATCTTACTGGTGAAATTCGTAAGTTAGGAGACCAAGTTGTCTATCCTGAAATGATGTCTATCAATGAGTGGCCTATTGGGGGTGTTCAAGAACCACACTTAGATACATATTCGAATCAACAATTTCAAGAGAATACACACGAAGAAACTCCTTCCAGAGAGTGGACTTGTATTTTATATCTGAATGATAATTATAAAGGCGGCAGAACTTATATACCAAAAGGTGAAGTATTCGAACCAGAAACAGGTTCAGGTTTACTATTTCAAGGTATTTACATACCACACGGTGTCGAAAAGGTAAGAAGACACCCAAGATATACTATATCATTTTGGTTCACTACAGATTACAATAGACACTTTCCAGACAAACCAACCTCAGTAAATCCTGAGGAGTTCGAAAACGAAGACGCCTTCTTAAAAACATACCCCAATCCACATTGGGGTTGACAATGACCTCCGTTTTTTTATACCATAGTAGTATAAATCGAAACGGAGGACATTATGGGACACCCAACAAATACACAAATCTTTAAACAGATATCAGAAACCTTTGAACAGGTTGCTAAAGTAAACGACTCACAATCGAAGATGATTGATACAGTAATCGACATCTTTGAAAAGTTAATCGAAGTCAATGATAATTTAGAGAGTAAAATCAGCGAGTTACAATCAACCGTTGATACTTTAGATTCTACAATCAATTCTCTAGAGTCAGATATAAATTCATTACAGTCAGATGTTAACTCCTTATCCTAGGGGTTGACAGTGACCATCATTTTTTGATACCATTATATTATGACTGAGAAATTAAAAACACAAAAATCATCACTTGCTAAATTGATGGCAACAGAAAATCTTACTGTTGTTCATAAGAAGATACCAACTGCATACTTCGACATTCAGAATAGGATACTTGCTTGTCCTACTTTCAAAGAAGACATGTCGCCAGAACTTTATGACTTGTTTATGGGTCACGAAGTTGGTCATGCATTGAATACACCTTTCGAGGGTTTACATTCTACTCTTAAAGAAAATAGAACTCTAAAGGGTTATCTTAATGTTGTAGAAGATGTCAGAATCGAGAAAGCAATCAAAAACAAATATGCAGGTCTTAGAAAGTCTTTCTACAAGGCATACAATGAACTTATGGAAAAAGACTTCTTCGGTATTAAAGATAGAAACTTACAAGAACTTTCATTGATTGACAAAATCAATCTGATTACTAAGTGTGGTTCAAGAGTTTCAATTGAACTTACTGATGTTGAACAATCTTACTTAGATATGGCAGAAGCATGTAAGACATGGGAAGATGTTGTTGCTTGTGCTGAGGCAATCTACGAGTATTCTAAAGAGAATGAAACTAGAGATGAGAACGATGAGAATCTAGTAAAGACTCTTATGGATGACCTTGACATTGACAACGATGAAGACGAAGACGAAGAAGATGATTTAGAATCTTCATTCAACGGTGGCGAACAAGAAGAAGGCGATGAGTATGAACAAGAAGAAACTTACGGCAGTAATGCTACTGGTGATTCTCTTCCTGATATAGACGAAGAAGAACAAGAAGAGTCTGATGAAGAAGACGAAGGCAATATCAAGTCAACAGGTTCAATCGCTGGCAAAATGGGTGGGTCATACGATGGTCAAGACGGTGCTAGAGAATCAATCACTGAACAAAATGCTCACAACAACGAAGATATGTTTGTTGATGAGAATGCTTGTGTCAACACTAACATGAATCTAAAAGAAATTGACTTCACGAAAATTGCTAAAGATAGTTTGTATTCTTATAAAGAAGTGCGTAACGATTGGAGAAAGTATGCTTCAGAAGAATCAATCTCAGAATACTACAAAGATGGCATAGAAGTTAGAGAGAATCTTAGACCACATAACATGTTGTTAGGTGATGTTTATAGAAGACATCTTCAAAACAAAAACAAAAAGATTGTTGCTCATATGGCAAAAGAGTTCGAGATGAGACAAACTGCTCAGAGAAGTGCTAAAGCATTTACTGGTAAGTCAGGTGAACTTGATATGAACAGACTTGCTAAGTATCAAATTATTGATGATGTTTTCAAAAGAGTGACTTATTTACCAGATGGCAAGAACCATGGTGTCAATGTTTTACTTGACTGGTCAGGTTCTATTGCTAACGAGTTGTCAGACTTGATTGAACAATCAATGATACTTGCAGAGTTCTGTAAAAAAGTTCAGATACCTTTCAGAGTTTATGCTTTCTCAGATGTAATCAATAGAAAAGAAGATACTGATTCATGGGAAAGAGATTCAGGTATGCTTGTTGAGTTCTTGTCTAACGAGATGTCAAATAGAGAATATACTGAGATGCTTTCTTACATTTCTTGTATTCTCGTTTCTAAGATACATGACGACATGTTCGGTTGGAGAGAAGTTAAAGAGAAACAAGCAAACGCTTACAATGCAATCTTCGGCGAAGTCAACTACTTCGATAGAGCGACTACTAGTTATTACGACCCAAGATTTGAGAAATGGAATATGTTCCCAAGAGAGTATGGTCTAGGGGGTACACCTCTTAATCATGCAATCGCTTGTTTAAGATACTGGTTGCCAGAGTTCAACAAGAAGTATGGCATCGAGAAGTCAATACTAACAGTTATCACTGATGGTTTCAGTCACGAATCTCACCTCTTCAATAAGAGTGAGGCAGAGAGAAAAGATTTCGATTCACAAACCCAAGATGAAGAATATACTTGGAGAATCAAAAACAGAAGAAACATTATTGACCCATACTTGAACAAAGTATATGAGTATGAAGTTTCAGAAGGTTATGGCAGAGACTACTTCGGTAAAACAGGTAATCTCTTAGAGTGGGTGTCTGCTACTTGTAATGTAACAGTCACAGGTTACTTTGTCTTCTCTAAGAAGAGAGACTTCGACCAACTACTTTACAATGTTAAAGAGTTCTCAAACAAGGCACATGATGTTTCAAAAGAATGGTGGACAGAAGTCAGAAAGGTCGGCAAAGTTGTCAACATAAAAGGGTATAACAAAATGTTCTTGACAGCTGCTAGTAATCTTAGTACCATGGGTGACGATGAGTTAGATGATGAACTTATTGGCGCTAACAAAAACAGAGTGATGGCTGCCTTCAAGAGAAATCAAAAAGGTAAAACAACATCAAGATTTTTAACTAACGAGTTCATTAAGGAGATAGCATAATGGCGATAAGAATGGAAATGATAGAAACATTAAACATAGACAAGTTTCAAGAGGCGATTCAACAAATCGGTGAAGGTCCTTGCACGAAGTTTGATTGTGATAGACAGGCACTTTGTGCTGAAGAACAAGTTGAATGTAAAGCATTCAGATATTGGGTTAACAATGATTCTTACACAACGATGAGGAAAGGTAAGAAGACCAGTATCAAGATTGACATTCAAAGATTATTAAAGGAGATTGAATAATGACTTTAAAAGAAATGACAGAAAAAAGCATGATAGATAATGTTTACTTAGAACCAAAGAAATTAAATAAAACTAAAAAAAGAAAGTTGATAGAAGATATTGAAAAAGTTGTTTTAAGTGAAATACCTAGAGATTGGGCAACTGGCACAATGAGAGAATTGAGAGAGATTCTTTTACCTAAAGATGCAAAACCTAAAAAATCACAAATGTATTTTATTCAAAACTCAGAAGCAAATAGAACACCTAATCTTACTATATCAAAAGTTTTAAATGATAAATTACAATATATGTTTAGAATAGGTTGTGGTCTTGGTTCGTTTATGCTTTTACCTGTTAGTTGGATTACTGATGAGAATTCTACATTCACTGTTTGTCTAATGAAAGATAGGGGTCATATTACAGTAATCATATGTGAAAACTATTCATTTCAATTTCCATTAACAGTTATGAAAAACAATCTTAACAAAGTATTGATAACATACAAGTCAATAAGAAATTATAAGAAAGACACATCATTTGGGCCTGCTGTTAAAATTTTAGAAGATGTGATGAGTTATTTAGAATTAGAATCTAAAAGACAAAAAGACAACGGTGTAAAGAAAGCAGACCAAACAGTTTCAATTGAAATGATTTGCAACAATGTTCCTGATTTTGATAAGACATTAAACAATTATCCAGTGGGTATAGAAGTTGCAAAAGAATCTATGGCTCAACATATAAAAGAAGTTAAAGCTATTAACAATGGGCAAAATCCATGGATTGATTATCAATTAGCAAACTCAGACTTTACTGTAGATGTCATGGCAGCTGATGGTTCATCTGATTATCTAAAAACAATATTAAGAAGTGACGACCTTTCACATTATGCTAGTGAACTGCCTGCTTTTAATGGAGAATCAAAATGTGTTTTTTCAAGTTCAACTGATTCTTATAGGAGAAGAATCAATGAGTTTTACGAACCAACTGCATTTAAACTATTAGCACTGAGAAAGCATACTGAGTTTGCAAACAGAGGTTCGTATTATAATAATTCCAATGACAAAGAAATATCCACTATCTTATGGGCATTACATGATAAGGGTGTAGATTTCGAAACAGCAAAAAAAGAATTAGATATTCTCAATAAGATTGCAATGAATCCTCAATGGGAAAAATTTGAAGAAGCTAGATTGAAATTAATCAGTGAACAAGATGATACAATCGATACTACTAATCTACAAGATGCTTCTGTCGGAAAAGAAGATATGGGTTCTGCTTGTGTTGATATGTGTAGAGAATTAATATCAAAAGTTCCAGGTATGAAAGATAGAATTCAAGACGATATTATTGATAGAGCAACTGTTATCGGCATAAAGTGTTTAATTGAAGCAATGATAGAAGTAGCAGAAGATGAATTAATAGTAGCACCGAAAAGTATGGATTCAAGATTCGACTTAATAGTTTTAAATGCTTTTGATATAGCTGTAAAAGAAGTAAAAAGTGGAAAAGAGTTATCAAAATCTGAATTAAAAGATATTCATCTTCAATCTATATCAGATTGCATACCAAATCAAAAACAATTCGAAGTTATCAAATTTACAAACAAATCTTTAAATGATAAGTTAGAATTTTCTACTATAAATTTAGCAACAGGTGAAAAAATTGAGTTAGGAAGAAAAATGAAAGATGATGGTTACACCTTAGAAAACACCTTTGCTCAACAAAAGCATCATAATCATTCAGAAGTAATGTATTCAAACAATGGCAATTATGACTTTGAAGATACAAAAGCTTACTGGTCATGGTATGCTGCTGAGAACCTAAGGTTAGTAAATGAAAATTATGATTATCTTATTAAGAATAAACTTTTAAAAGTCATTACTGATGCTGAAGAATTAAATAAATGTTTTAACGGTGGTTGACAATGACCACAACTTTTTAGTACCATAATAACTGATGAGAAAAACTACTATTAAAAAGGAGACGATATGAGTAAGTGGACTTATGACCCTTCCGAGTCAATCGACATCGGAGGTAAAAACTTTCATTTAACACCTGATAGAAAAGAATTTATCGAGGCGTTAAAATCAAAATACCCAAACAAGTTAGAGTTTTCAAAAGAAGACTTTGATGCTGTTGGTTATTTTCCATACTGGTTGAAATCAAACAGATATAATTTTAAATCTGGTTCTGTTTTCAATCTTCAACCGATACTCGCTGTTTCAGATGCGCCAAAACCTGCACCTGCACCAGTGAATGTTGCACCTGCACCTGTTTATCAAACTACTCAGATGCCAGTTGCCGCTCAGACTCAAGCAGTTAATCTGATTGAAGACAATGTGAAAATCATTCCTGAGAAGATGTCAAACTATGTTCCGTTTGGTCACTTCAAAGATGTCAAGAACATCATCAAGTCTAAGATTTTCTTTCCTGTTTTCGTGACAGGTCTTTCTGGTAACGGTAAGACTTTGATGATTGAACAAGTTTGTGCTCAGTTGAAGAGAGAACTTTACAGAGTCAATATCACCATCGAGACTGATGAAGATGATTTAATGGGTGGTCACACTCTACAAAATGGCAACATTACTTTCAGAGAAGGTCCTGTTGTTAAGGCGATGAGAAAAGGTGCTGTTCTTCTCTTAGATGAAGTCGACCTTGGTTCTAACAAGTTAATGTGTTTACAGTCAGTTCTTGAAGGTAAAGGTTATCTAATCAAGAAGACTGGCGAGTGGGTGACACCTGCACCAGGTTTTACAGTTCTTGCGACTGCTAATACAAAAGGTCAAGGGTCAGAAGATGGCAAGTTCATCGGTACCCAAATCATGAACGAGGCGATGCTTGAGAGATTCGCTATCACAATGCAACAAGAATACCCACCAGTGACTACTGAGAGAAGTATTCTGAAAAAAGAAATGGCGTTGAGTGGCGATGTCGATGAAGATTTCACAAAGAAACTTGTCGATTGGGCAGACATTATCAGAAAAACCTACTATGAAGGTGCGATTGATGATGTCATTACAACAAGAAGACTTGTTCACATTGTCAATGCATTCAGAATGTTCGGCGACAAGTTAAAGTCAATCGAGATGTGCATATCAAGGTTCGATGAAGAAACTAGAAATGCAGTTCTAGACCTTTACAGTAAAGTCGATGAGGGAGTTGATTTATCAGAAAACTCCCTAGACGAATCTTCTGATTCAGAGTATAATGATAACGATGAGTAAGGAAATAAATTACAAATACAACGAGAGAGCTCTTATAGAAGAGTTCTCTCAGTATATTGATAATACTTATGACCAACATTACTCACTAAACAAATACCAGTCCACTGAGTTCATTATAGACAGTGGTCATGGCGAGGGTTTTTGTATCGGCAATATTATGAAATATGCCCAAAGATACGGAAAAAAAGGTGGCAGAAACAGAGCAGACTTGATGAAGGTCTTACATTACGCTTTGTTCATGCTACATGTTCACGATAAAAGCATAATGGAGGCAAATAGTGATGAAAATAAGTAACGAAACCAGAAGTATATTAAAAAACTTCTCAACTATTAACAGCGGTATTAAAGTAGAGTCTGGTCAACAACTCAAAACAATATCGAATATGAAAAACATTCTTGCAGTTGCAAATGTATCAGAATCATTTGGGCAAGAATTTAGTATCTACAACCTATCAGAATTTCTAGGTGCAACTTCTCTATTAGAGAATCCAGAGTTCAACTTCAATGAGAGTTCAGTATCTATTTCAGATACAGATTCATCAATGACTTATTTCTATGCATCAGAAGGTATGGTCGCTTCGCCAGAGAAGATGATTACAATGCCAGATGCAGAGATTAAGATTGATGTATCATCTTCTTTGTTAGATGAATTACAAAAGGCAGCTAGTGTTCTAGGCGTAAACGATTTACAACTCATTTCAGATGGCACTAAAGTAAGTTTAGTAGTCACTGATAAAAAGAATGCAACTTCTAATACATTCTCTAGGACTGTTGGCGAAGGCAATGGCGTGTCATTTACAATGAACTTTAAGATTGAGAACCTTAAAATTCTAGATGGCAACTACGAGGTATTTGTATCATCAAAAGGAATCTCTAATTTTAAGAATAAAGATATCGATTTAGAATACTTTATTGCATTAGAACCTGATTCTGTATACAATGCCTAAACTAAATATTTTTAGTGTGTCAGTTGTGCCAGTCTCCGCAACTTTCATGGGAGTATCGGAATCTCATCATCTTTGGTCCGATACACAAACAACAGGTGGGGGTTGTTCCTTATTATGAAACAAGAATTTTTATATGTTGAAAAGTATCGTCCTCAAAACATTGGGGACACGATACTACCCAAAGGGGTAAAAAAATCATTCGAAGAGTTCGTTCAGAACAAAGAAATACCTAATCTATTACTATGTGGCACAGCAGGCACAGGTAAGACTACAATCGCTAAGGCGATGTGTAATGAACTAGGTGCTGACTTCATTGTAATCAATGGGTCAGATGAGGGTCGTCTTATCGATACTCTAAGAACTAAAATCAAAAACTTTGCATCTACAGTATCACTTTCAGGTGGTCCTAAAGTTGTTATCTTAGATGAGGCAGATTACATATCTGCTGAGTCAGTTCAACCTGCATTGAGAAACTTCATAGAAGAGTTCTCATCTAACTGTAGATTCATATTCACTTGTAATTATAAGAATCGTATCATTGCACCTCTACATAGTAGATGCACAGTAATCGATTTCAGTATACCCAAATCTGAGAAGTCTAAACTTGCAGGTGAATTCTTACAAAGACTTATACAAATCTGTGATGAAGAAGGAATTAAGTATGAAGAAAAGGTATTAGTAGAACTGATATTGAAATTCTTTCCAGATTTCAGACGATGTATCAACGAAGTTCAGCGATATGGTGCCTCTGGTGTAATCGATAGTGGTCTACTAGCGACACTTTCAGAAGAAAAACTTACACCATTGATTGATATGTTGGCGAATAAAGATTGGTCTAACATGAGAAAGTGGGTCGGTCAGAATTCAGATAATGATTTGAATACACTTTACAGAAAAGTATTCAATGCATTAGAACAAAGACTCGAACCAAGTTCTATACCTGCCGCTGTATTATTCATTGCAGATTATCAATACAAGTCTGCCTTTGCAATGGATTCAGAAATCAATTTCGTTGCATGTTTAACAGAAATTATGTCGGAGTGTAAATTTAAATGAAAGATTTAATTGAATTATTTGAAAAAATGTCTGATGCAGAATTAGAAGAGTTTGCAAAACTAGCAGTTGAAAATGGTTGTGCAACTCAACTTGAATTCTTTTTACATCAAGCACAACTGGAGTTTTAGTATGGCAATATCAGAAGAAATGAAATACCAATTACAAATCATTGTTGATGCAGGTGAAATAGTCAAAGCATTGATAGATGAGGGTCATGAAGATATCGCAATCTTTGACGAACCTCTTACTGATATTTTAGGTGCAACTAACGAAGTCTTACAAGAGATTGATGGAGGTTGGTCATAATGGGTAAAATTAGACAATGGTTCCAAAAATGGTTAGATAAACAAGTCGAAAGGTCTTTTCAGAGACAAGCGAATAAATTATTTGACAAAGCAAAGATACGATATAGAGATGGAGATAATACATAATGGGTCAGTATGATGATAGAGTAGAGCGACAAAGACTTCTTATCAAAGCAGAAGAGTGGGCTCAAGGTGTAAAATCAATGCATGCTCATAGTCTAAGTTCGATGTGGTATGATGATAGACCCGAAGACACTGCTGACGGCAAAGGTGTATTAGATATAGAATACAACAGTGGTCGAATTGAAAGAACATTACATGACAATTCAAAAGTATCTTTTGGTGAAGAACTAAAGGGCGATGCTCTTATTGATGCATACTCAAAAGTATACAATGGCTAAACGAAATCCATTTGATTTTGTAGCGTCGGTCTCTTACGACAAAAAAGATATCATGGTTGATGATATCGAAGAGAAAGCATATCAACCATTCTTGATAAACAAGGCATTATCTTACCACCAAGATGCTGTCTTTCTAGTAAACGAGATGAATGTTCGACATGGTTCGGATAACCGTCTTCAATACTTGTTTTTCATAAATACTCTTAGAAAACGAAAACGATTTTCGAAATGGCAAAAACCTTACGAAAGTAAGAAACTAGATGCTATCAAAGAATACTTCGGCGTTTCTACACAGAAAGCGAAGGAGTACCTAGAGTTATTGACTGATAAGCAATATGTTGACTTGAAGGATAGTATGAAAACCGGTGGAAAGAATAATGGAAGAAGATAAACTTGTAAAAGAATTAGTAGAAATAACATTTCCAGAAAAAGACGACTTCTTAAAGATAAGAGAAACCTTATCTCGTATTGGTGTGGCATCAAGAAAAGATAAAGAGTTATTTCAATCTTGTCATATTCTACACAAAAAAGGTAAATACTACATCGTTCACTTCAAAGAACTATTCAAGTTAGATGGTAAACAAACTAATTTTGATGAATCAGATATGGGTAGAAGAAACACTATCATCGATTTATTAAGACAATGGAATCTGATATCAGTAGTTAAAGACACTCAAATAGTTGAACCTAGAGCACCTCTGAGTCAAATAAAGGTCATTCCTTTCAAAGAAAAGACTGAATGGAAACTTACACAAAAATACTCAATAGGGTCAAATAACTAACATTACCTTATAAATACCTTAGTTAATATAACCAAGAAAGGAGGAACATATGTTCTCAGGAATTATTGACTTTATCATGGGTATATGGAACCTATTAATGATTATCCCTATAGTCATTTCAATCTGTAGTGTAATTGTCGCTTTGACACCTACACCTAAAGATGACAAACTATGGGCTAAGGTCTATACATACCTAGAAGTGCTTGCACTTGCTATTGGTAAAGCTAAAGATAAAAACCCCTTGTTAAAAAAGTAAGTTTTTGATATACTAGACTTACATAATTAGTGAGGTAAATATTATGGAATACTTTATTGCAATAGTAGTGTTAGTTGTTGTTGTTTACGCTTTTGTAAACAGAGGCAAAGGGAACGCAAGTTCATCCTCAACAGTATCAACACCTGCGCCAGCACCAGCACCTGCACCAGCAGTTGCCGATGCAAACGGTAATGGTATAACTTCTAAAGCAGAGTTAAAGAAACTAACAAAGAATCAATTATTTGATTTGGCGGAAAGACAATCTCTGAAAATTAAGAAGAGTGGTACTAAAGCACAAGTTATCAACGAGATACACTCACAGTTGAAATAAATCTGATTTTTAATCAGTTAAAAAGGGACTTTAGGGTCCCTTTTTTTATGGGCAAAGGAAACGAAAAGCATAAATAATCGTGTATGGAAGATTTGTTATTGTTAGTTGAAGAAGTCGGTATCCCAATTGCAGGTGCAATTGTGATGGCTTTCTTTATCTTCCTTACCTTGAAATACATCTTAGAGGGTGTTGCAGATGATGTAGACACTCTTACAGGTATGTCTTCTATGTTAGAAGATAGATGTAGAGCAATGAATAATGAAATCATAAAAATTGACTTGTTGATATCTCAGGCACTAGAACTCTCACCAGATTTAGAACGAGTCGCAAGAGCAGAAAATTTTATCGAAGATGGTGGAATTGATGCAAGGCGAGATTAATCATGGAAGAAGTATCAGTAGTCCAAGAGATAGTCAATGTTGTCAACGATTTTGGATTCCCTTTTGTTATGAGTTTAGGAATGGGGTACTTCATATATTTCATATGGAAGTATGTCACGGAAGAGCTTGAACCTAAAATAGACAAGCAAAGATTGGCATTGATAAAACTCATTGACCAAATGAGAATGTTAGACCAAGACCAAATACGATTACAACAAAAACTGAATACAGTTTTAGAATATCGTAAAGCAGAACGATTGAGGAGTCAGAATGTTAAAAAGAGGATTACTAAGTCTTAGTCTATTGATTGCACTACCAAGTAGTGCTGATATAGTCCACAAATTTAAAAACCCAAGTTTCAGTGGTATAGGAACTGGTGCTCATTATCTTACCATTGAGAACCAAGAACACTCTCGTAAGAAGGCAATCGAAGACGCCTTAGAAGCAGCTCGTAAAGCGGCAGAGAGAGAAGAAGACAATACAGTTCTTGCCAAATTTATCAGAAACTTAGAGAGTAGAATCTACGCTCAGTTCGCAAAACAATTAGTTGAATCAATGTTCTCAAATGATAACCCAGGTTCATTTGGGTCGTTCATGTTAGAAGGTAATAGTGTGACATGGGAAGTAATCACACTTGACGATGGTTCAGATGTTATCAGACTAACAGTTGTTGGTGAAGACGGAACAGAAACAGTCATAGAAATACCAGTTGGTACAGGTAACTTCGGTCAAGACCCAGATACGCCACCAGGTGGTGAAGGTGGTTAAGTATCTCTTAGCATTAGCACTTCTATTACAAGGTTGTGCATCAGTTCCAAGATGGTCTGATAATCCAGAAGATTGTAATCCAGCAACATGGGGTGAAGAATACAAACATGATGTATGGAACTATGCAAAAGCAGGAGGCAGAACTTTTAAAAGAGCAATGCCATATATTTGTGTAGAAGGTCCAGAAGTAGTTAAACTTCCTTCATACATTGAACTTATGCAATTGCCACCTGCAAAAGAGAAACCAATAGTAGCAGTTTATAATTTTATAGACAAAACAGGTCAAAGAAAAAACAGAGAAGGTATTGCAGACTTCTCAACAGCAGTCACCCAAGGTGGTGTCGAGATGGTTATCGATGCATTGAAGACTGCTGGTGAAGGAAAATGGTTTAGAGTAGTTGAACGAAATGGTATAGACGCCTTAGTCAGAGAAAGACAAATCATTCGTTCTGCTAGAACAGATTATGCAAAGGCAACTAACACTGAAGCAAAAGGTGTTCAACCTTTGTTATTCGCCGGAATGATTATTGAAGGCGGAATTATAGGTTACGATTCCAATATTAAAACAGGTGGTCGAGGCGCTAGAACACTTGGGATTGGATTCGCAAGACGATATCAGCAAGATGTTGTCACAGTCTCTATGAGAGCTGTATCAGTTCTCACTGGAGAAGTATTACTTAATGTCCAAACTCGAAAGACAGTATTGAGTTATGGTTCTAGCGGAGATGTTTTCAGATTCGTAGAACAAGGAACTCAACTCATAGAAATCGAGGATGGGGTGGGAAATAATGAGTCAGTGACTTACGCAACACGAACAGCTATAGAAGCTGCCGTGTTGGAATTAATATACCAGGGACACGATAGAGGTTTCTGGCAAATAGAGGGGTATAACGAAAATGAATAAACTTTTAAGTTTAGTATTACTAATGTCGACAACATTTGTTTTCGCACAAGCCACTGATGATAACGAAGTAAAAATCACCCAAGTTGGTGATACATTGAAACTTTATATTGACCAAGTAGGTTTTGGTAACAAAATAGGAGGGAATGATTTTTCATCTTCTCCAACTGCTATGACAATAACTGGTTCTACACTCGAATTAGATTTAGATTTCAACGGAAATCAAAACATCTTATACGGACCATTAGAAGCAGATAGTTCATATTATAAGTTAGATGTCACAGGAGATTCCAATATTTTTGATTGGGATATCGGTGCGACAGGTTCATCAGACAGTTCTAATATTAACTTTGCTATAACAGGAAGTTCAAACACTTTTGATATAGACCAAGGTAAAGTTGGAGCAAGTGCAGAAAGATTGGATGCAGACCTAATTTTACAATCAGGTTCGACTAGTAATGTCTTTGACATTGATTGGGAAGCAGATGACATTGTTTGGAACCTAGACATTGATGGTTCATCAAACAATATCAACACATTACAAAATGATGGTGCTAACTCTTTGACATTTACATTAGACGGTTCAGATGCTGATGTAGATATCAATCAGATATCAGGCACATGCGCTTCAGCAAATGCTAGTTGTTCAACACCGAACGCTATCATAACACTTGTTGTTGATTCAGAAGATGCAGTCATTCAAATCAATCAAAAAGATTCGTCTAGCGATTCTTAATACTTTGTTAATCAGTGGGGTTGCATTCGCCAACCCCATTGGTGATATCAGAGAATCAAGCGGTGAAGGATTCCTTACCCGAAATTCAGAAAAAATTACAAACGAAGTAGGAAAAGATATCTTACTTAAAGACGAAGCGAAAACAGAAAGCGGTAGAATGAAAATCGTTTTCTTAGATGATGAAGTTCTCGATATGACTGAGAACACATATGCTTATATTGACGAAGCATATTACGACCCAGACCCTAACTTATCTCGTATGTCAATACGAATGGTTCAAGGTACTGCAAGATTTACTTCTGGTAAAGGCAGTAAGATAAAGAAAAAGAATGTCAAAGTGTCAACACCTACGGCACAAATATCAATCAAAGGAACAGATTTTACAACAACCATAGACGAACTAGGAAGGTCACTTGTCATATTATTACCAGATGAAAATGGCGATTCATCAGGAGAAATAGAAGTGACTAACGAAGGCGGAACAATAACACTCACTGAAGCATATCAGGCGACTATGGTGTCATCATTAGATTCGCCACCTACTAAATCAGTAGTCATCAGTAATATTACACCTTCAATGATTGACAATATGTTTATTGTTAATCCACCTAACGAAGTCAGACAAGCGATAGAAGAACAAGCACAAGATGATTTGTATGATGACCAAGGTATCTTAGATGTAGATTTCTTAGAGTTCAATGAACTCGAAGGTGATGCTCTTGCAGATACAGAAGAAGACCTAGAGTTTTCAGAATTAGATATAGATTTATTAGATGTTGACTTTCTCGTAGACTTATTAGATGTTGTAGAAGAATTAGAAAAGACTACAGTTCAACTTTCAGATGTTCAGGCATCATCATCAGGAGGAACATTTGATGTAAACCTCAGAGGTGCAGTATTAGGATTTAATAAAGATTCACAATACAATGTCTTTGTTCAAGACGGAGACATATATTTTTATCGTAATGTGAATGGTGTCATAGAAATAGTTGTCGCCGCTGGCGGTGCAGGTATTTTAGAAACAAATGTCGATGGTTATCAAGGTATCATTGAGTTTGGTAATGGCGACCCTTCAATTGAGATTATAATCAATCAATCTAACTAAATACCACGACCAGGAGGAAATTCTATGGATAAGATATATCACTTATTAGAATGGCATGAAGACTTGGTTTATAAATGGATAGAGCGACTACAGATGACTGAATATCAGGCAATGTGGGTTGCCTTTATCAAAGGTTCACTTATGGTTTTATTATTACAATGGATATTTTAAAAACATTAACAATAATCTTTGGGGTGTTAATCACCCCAATGATTTCTTTTGCCGATGACAATCATGTTCATGTAGAACAAGTCAACGGTGGCGATAACTTCGAGTTGCAAATAGACCAGGTTGGGTTTAACAACTTGGTTAGATTTTCAACAGACCATCAAAACAATACAATAGAACTTTTACAACAAGGTAATAACATGTATATCGGTTATACTGATGCATGGGGTTCAGGTTATAATTGGGGTGGTGACTTAGACGGATATAATAATGATGTCTTAGTCAAACAGAAATGTTCTGATTCAAGTTGTAATGAAAACGACTTTCAGTTTCACATATGGGGCAACTATAATGAAGTTGTTTTCGGACAAGGATTTGAAATCAATAATTCATTAACACCTAATTGGTCATACGATGGTGATGAACCAGGTGGTAATTTTGTTCGATTAGATATTCATGGCGATAACAATAAATTCAAAGGCAGTCAGAAACAAGATTCAGATACTATAGAACATAGTATGACTTGGAACATCTATGGCGATTACAATGATGTCTTTTCAAAACAATTACAGAATGGAGACAAGACACTTACAGGCACAATCAATAACGACTACAATACAGTATCAATTATTCAAAAGAGACAAGGTTCCCACACTGCAACAATCACACTAGACGGAACATACGGAACAAATCTAAATTTAGTTCAAACAGGTGATACTAATCAATCATACACTCTATCACAAACTTGTAATACAGTTGGTGGGTGTTCAGTATCAGTAACCCAAGGTAATTAATGTATAATTGGAAAATGGTTCTAGGGACTATCGGTCTCCTAGTTGGATTGAAAGTTTGGAATCCTTACTTCATAGAAAACATATCATGGTCATGGTTTGATTTTCTACATCAACAAAAAGAAGAAGTCTTAGTAGACAACATAGTTCTAGTTGACATAGATGAGAAGTCACTAGAGAAACACGGTCAGTTTCCTTTTCCTAGAAATGTATACGCAGATGTGTTATGGGAAACAGACCCAACAAATACTCATATCTTTACAATGGTGTTTAGTGAACCTGATAGATTCGGCAAAGATGATGAGTTCGCTGAAGCATTAGTCAATCGATTAACAATATTAGGTTCACAACCTACTACACAAAAACAAACAGGTCAGGCACCTTATGTGCCGACTACAACTTTTGGTGGGGGTGATATTGCTGAAAGTATATGGGGTTATCCTGGAATTGCAACACCAATTGAGATACTACAATTGAACACCTATGGTGTCGGAATAACAAGTGCTACGCCATCGATTATGGGAACTGCCAATTTCGATAATACAATTCGTTCAGCACCTTTATTAGTATCTGCTAACGAACAAATATATCCTTCAATCGCATTAGAGTTTCTCAGAGCATGGACTGACCAACAATCGTATCAGACAAGAGTAGTACCTGAATTAGGCGTAGAGTGGATTAGAATGGGAAAACAACCTCCCATTTCGACAACTCCAACAAGTGATATAATGATATCTTATTGGAATAAATTTGACAGAGTTTCTTTCGCTGACTTACCTGAATCTAATCTTAGTAATAAGATTCTTGTTTATGGTCTGACTGCGGAAGGTCTGAATAATCCAATTTCAACCCCATTGGGTGCAAAGTATCCCCATGAAGTTCAATCCTCAATTCTCCATACCGTCTTGCAAGACATTCGTATACAACAATCCTACTATCTTGAATTGCTTGAGATTGTTCTTCTTCTGATAGTGCTTCTAGGAATATTGATTGTGGTCTACAATGTCTCCACAACGCTTTCGGCGATAGTGAGTCTAGGAATTGTTGGACTTCAATTGGGTGGGGGATACTATGTTTGGACTTCGCAACTCGTTCTTTTCGATACCTTCTGGTCATCAATTAGTTCCTTAATAGTATTTGGACATGCTTCTTTCAATCAATACTATACAACTTATCAACTCAAAGAACAAATTAAGAAACAGTTCCAAAAGTATTTATCTCCTGAGATGGTCGAAGAACTACAGAAAGACCCAAGTAAACTTAAACTAGGTGGCGAAAGAAAAGAAATGACATTCATGTTCATGGATATATGTGGGTTCACTCCAATCTCAGAGGCATACAAGAACAATGATGACCCCGAAGGTCTAGTAGAACTGATAAACAAGTTCTTAGATGTGCAAACTAAGATTATCATAAATAACCGTGGAACCATAGATAAGTATATGGGCGATTGTATCATGGCATTTTGGAATGCGCCACTTGATTGTGAAGACCATGCCGACCTTGCAGTGAAATCCGCTCTAGAAGTATTAGAAGCAACTAAACAATTAAATGAAGAATTATCTCCTCTCAATCTGCCTCCTATTAATGTCGGAATCGGCATTAGCACAGGAGAATGTATTGTCGGAAACATGGGGTCAGAAATTAGATTTGACTATTCCGTCATTGGAGATGCCGTCAACCTTGGAGCTAGACTCGAAGGACAAACAAGAAATTATGATGGGGTGGACTTGTTGTTATCGGAACGAACTTATCAATGCTGTCCATCAAGAGCATTTACAGAAGTCGACAGAATACTTGTTAAGGGTAAATCCGAAAAGGTACGAATATTCACACCGTTGGGAACTGATTGACCCACCTTCTAATCGAGACTGGACACTATTTGTTTTCTTACAGTTCGCAGACATATGGTCAACATATCATGGTCTTAAATACGAATGTGTAGAAGAAGCAAACCCAATCTTTGGTAAAGACCCATCGCTTGATACTATGATTTTTTATAAGGTTGCAGTATTAACACCCGCTATTGAATATGACAGGAGAAATGGTAATTTAAACAAAGCATCTATAATGGGAACAAATACATTTATGGCACTTGTTCTTGCAAATAATATAAATGTGACCCATAGAGCAAAAAAGATTTGTAAAAAAAGATAATAATAAAAAGGAGTATATCATGCCTATAAAATTTGGAAAAACCTCAAAACAAGTTGACCGAAACACAAAGAAGGTCACAACTGTTCATGAGTATATGAAGTGTAAATCTAACTCAGAGTTAATCGAAGCATATAATAAACCAGTGATACCGAAACTCAGACAAAAGGTTAAGAACGAAATAGTCAGAAGAAATAAGTTAGGAAAGTCAAACATAGTTTTTAACTAAATACTAATGTTACAATAATGTAACATAACTGAAACATTTAAGACACAAAGAGTAAGTAGAGAAATCGAAGTCCAGTTGTCGGATAGTTTCAAACATAACAGGAGATAGATATGCTTAAATATGCATTAGT